GTAGTCGGTGCCAAAGACGCGGATGAATGCCCGCTCTGGATTCCAACCCATCACGCGGTAGTCGGCGTAGTCGCTGATCAGTCCGATATTGTCGTTGGCAAACCCCTGATCGCGAAAGGCTCTGGCGGGCTGCACCTCACTCGTGACGATATCGCGCTCGCGGTTCTCGTCCATCCATTCGTCGAGGTTTTTGGCGACATCGCCGCGAGTCGAATCGTTAAGCGCCTTGACCGCAGCTTCGAATTCTCCCGGCGAGCGCGTGTCGTGGACTTCCCAGTTATCCGGCTTCTTGTCGGGCATGCGGGATTCACGCTTTGTCCGGGCTGCAGACTTAGCCGCGACCTTCAAACGCTCTTCGTGCGTATCCAGTGCGGGATTGACCGGCTTTATGCGGTTCGGTGCCTTGGGCTTGGCTGGCGTGATGCGTTTAGCCGCTGCGCTCGTACTGGCGTTCTTTCCGGGCTGCTTGGGCGTCTTTGGGCGTTCGGTCATGGCCGCGAGGATCGTCGAGATTCGATAGGATTCGATTATACCGACATTGGGCGCTTGTCAAGCTAAAAAGTTCGATACGGCTATGCAGCGGTAGAAAACTGACGATTGCATTACTGCAAAACAATATAGCCTTTCAGTTTGCCGCAAGTGTTTGATTTGATAGCAAATTACGTTCCTTACACAGTTGACATAATGAATTCTATCGATCTTTCAGTGTGCAGGCGTATTGAAAGAATATGACAAGTGTCGCTTGTCACTTTACGGTCTAGTTGGGATATCCAGCACTCTTGACTCTCTCAACTATCCGTTCAACTTTCGAAAGTCCAAGCCAGCAAACGGATTGCGGTTGATAGTTGTATATATATATAATTGTATGATCTATATATATATATATATACATTACACACCCATATGCTTTGGGCGGTATTTTTAACTTCCACTCCAACTAACTTGCCAACTATCAAAGTCACAACTATTCGCGGCAATGTCCAGTATATTCAACAACCTGCGCGGACATCCTCAAGTATTTCCTTAGCTATTCACTCGACGTCACGCCTTTGCCATGGCTTCGCGGCTCTCAGGTGTGACCTTCCGACGCCGGGCAGCAGACAGGGCGTTCCTATACCCATAGAAGCGACAGTGGAAGGTTCGCGCAGTGCTTCCAATGGAAAAGCCGCCCGAAGGCGACCTGACCACATACACGCCGCACATAGACTAGAATCCCGTAACCTTGGCTTTCCGGGGCGTACCGGTCGCGGAGTCGACATGACCGTCCCCCTCGAAATCTTTCATATTCCCTACTTCTTCATCGAACGACTTGACGTCCGTAAACTGGCTAAACAGATACCCGGCATAGCCGCCCGTGAACAGGTGCTCTTTCGCGCCAAGCGCGAGCATCTTTGGCCGAAGGTGTTTCCAGAACGGTTTGACGTGTTTAAGCGTATCCTGAAAAAACATCTTGAACTCGCTGGTCTTGACCCCAATACAGCGGTGACCGCCTACCTTACGAATCCATACGAACTTGCCGGGAAACTGCTTCAGCATTTCAACCAGGTAGATGTCAAACACATCGTCGTTGATCGTGCCTCTATCCTGAGACATTTCCGTGATGCTGAAGTCAAATACCCTCTTCGACACCCGTCGAACCATGTCGCGGTACTCGTCGATGCCGTTCGACTCGATCCATGCGCGGGCTTCTGCCATGATCTGCCAGAGGTTTTCGCGCACAAGGGAAAAGTCGGCCTTGAAATCCTGCTTCCATTGCTGCTTACCGGCGACGTCGGGCAACTGGCCACAGAACATCGGGTAAAAGCGACGATTGCCGGTGTCGTCCCGTAACAGACCCTCGTACTTGTTCGCATCCATGATCGTAATCCACTGGCGCGGTTGATGAATGACGCCCTCGAACTTGTACGAGAACTTGTCATGCGTACGTGTGATGGTGTCTTTCATGCGATTCAGGTCGGATTTTGAGAAGCCGCTCATTTCGCCGACCGAGGCTATCACCGACTGACCCGTGATTTCACGAAGGAAATCGACCTTGTTGCCGTCGAGATTAAGCTGAACGCTATCCGACTCAGGATCGCCCGTCACGATGCGCGTCAACAGCTTTCCGAAGTAGGATTTACCGCACCCTTGCGAACCGATCAGCGTCAGGACGATCGGCGCTTCTTCGCCGGGAAACATGCAGCGACAATAAAGAGACAGCCAGAAGTAGAAGCCGAACTCCTTGTTGAGCGGCGTTGTCTGGCTGTCGAACATATCGATCAGGGCCGTCTGCATGCGATCAACCCCATCCCATTCCGGGATCAGCTTCTCAAGCCTGACCTTCAGGTCATTCTGGCGATTCCGCAGCGCGTACTGGCGCACGGCCTTGATGACCTTGTCGAGTTCCAGCTTACGCAACCCTACAGCATTGTAAGCGTCCAGATAGTCGGTACCATCATAAAAATCATCCATGATGACACCCTTGTGATCGACGATCCGGCCGCGAAACTCGTCGAAGTGCGGGCGCTGGCCGGTACCCTTGAACAGGTAGTCGAGCACGATGCGCTTGTTCGTATCGGTCGGTTCCGGCATGGCGATAAACATGTCGCCCATGCGAACCTTTTTGATGTCCGCGAACTGGATAACATCGGCGATTTCCTTGCCGCGCTCCACCAGTGATTCAATCTTGACGGCTTCCTCGACCCGTTGCTCTTTTTCCCGGTATGCAACGACGCGCGCGGCCTTCTGTTCGGTCGCCACCTCTTCGGCCTGCTCTGCATAGCCCTGCGCTTCCAGTTCGAACATGTCGATCGTCTGGTTGTCCTCTTCGACTTCGCTAGGTTTGGTAATTTTTCGTGCCATATCGACTACGCTCCGATTCTTTCAGACAGTAATCCTGTCATTTTCAATGTTTGTCGACCGTTCTCGAATGTCTTAGAGATTTCACGAAGCAAATCTCGACCGTGAATTTCTTCGATTCCTATATCACTTCCCGTTAAGTACTTACCCTCGTTCATTACAACGGTGACGCCGGAAGTACTTATTACCGATTTACTATTCGGAGATTCGAGCCACCCCAAAAACACGTTACGGGTGAAAACTTCAGTCATTCCGCTGTCGATAAGATGCGGCCCATCGAAGTCGATTTCGTAACGGTCGGATTTATATAAACGCTTGATTCTCCGCTCCACGTCGGCGCATAGTCGACCATCTTCGAAATGAACAAGCGATCGAAGCGGCATAGATAATCCTTCGATCGCACCGAATTGAGAGGCTCTATTTGCCGGTTCGAAGTTAGTAATTCCAATCTTGAAATTTCCAGGACGAATAATCCCACCTTCACTCAGGAATTCACGAGAGTACAGGAACCCTGGAATGTCTGGATTGAACCCTCCCGTACCGCGCTCCATATGGACGCATATCTCGTCAAGCCACCTATTTCTCCACGCAGCGTCGTACGCACTCATTGACCCCTTCTTAAATTCGTTCCGAGTCCTACACCCCTTAGCTTCCAACCTGCACGTTTCTAATGTCCATGTCGTACGGACCTTTTCCATATGAGCGCATATCTCGTCAAGCCAACCATTATTCCGCGCGGCTTGGTATATACCACTTGACCCCTTCTGAAATTCGTACCGCGTCCGATACCCCTTAGCTTCTGACTTGCACCTTTCGAAGGTCCACGCCGTACGGACCTTTTCCATATGAGCGCAGATTTCATCAATCCACCTATTTCGAAAAGCGGCTTGGTATGTACCACCTGACCCCTTCTGAAATTCGTACCGCGTCCGATACTTCGCCGCTTCTGACTTGCACCTTTCGAAGGTCCATTTTGCCGGGAGACCCATCCCCTCAAATCCTCGCGTCAAACGAATAACTCACATACTGCGGCGCTTCGAGCCCGGCCGCGAACTTTGCGACTTCCTCTTTGGTCGGCTGCACGATCTTGAACGACACTTCGCGCGCCGGTTTCATCGGCCACACCGACAGACACCACGCTTGCGGATTGTTTGCGGAGGCATCATGTGAGCGCTCGACGCAGTTCGCCCAACGACCCATTGCATATTCGAACGCGACGTCGATCGAAGACGCCTTGACGCAGTCAATCACCTTTCCCGTTTCGCCGTCATTCCGTGACTTCCGCACGACATACCATTCGATCGACCTGGCGTCCATAATCCTTTCTTTATCAATCATTTGACAATCTCCGAATATTCAGATAATGCAAAGTCCTGTTGCTGGCGGTTGCGGATTTCCAGCAGGTCGGTGATGTAACGTATCACGATGTAATCGACAAATGTCGACCAGGTGCGTTTGTTGGTCTTGCGACAGGTGTCATGCGCGCAACCGAACACGTAGTCGTATTCGGCGCCGGGAATGCGATCGCGGAAGTAGGCGCCTCCGGTATCGCCGTTAGAGTGCTCGTCTCCCCACGGGCATTGAATGCGGTACTTGCCGCTCATGTTCTGGACGACGGCTCCGTTCGAGCCCTCACCCATTTGCATGTCGTCAAGGATTTTGACGGCCAGCTTCAGCCAATAGTGATTGAACCAGTCGTCGATATCGGCGTTGGCGAGTTCAGATTCGCTTCGGACCTTTGCGACGGGCTTGACCACTGAAAATCCAAAGCGTGCTGCGATATGAGCAATTCCATACCGTCTCGCATAGTCTGCACAAACCAGTCGAGCTCGATACGGATTTTCTCCCGCTGCTCCGGTGTCATTTGATAAGGGATACTTAAGGGTTCCATCAGGCTTACGTTTGTTATTGATCCCCACGGGCATCCGGCCATAGCGCGAGACGTCTCGAATCGTGGTGTCTCCGCCCTTTTTGACAAGTACTCCCGCGACGAATCCGGTAAGGAACGCTTTAAACTGAACCATGTCGGCGCAAGGCTCATCCAGGAAGTACCAGCATTGATAGTTGTTGGGGGAAGTCTCAACGATGGCAGTAGGCTCAAGTACTCGTCGAATATCGTCAAGTCCGAGTCCGCCTTTGGACCCAGTGCCTGTGCCGACATCGTCAACCATGAGTGCAAGCCCATGGCCGAAAGACTGTTCGCCGCGCCAGTAGCGCATTTGTCCGGTGCGCGGGTTGGGTGTTTTGATGGACGATGAAATGCACGCATAGCAGTTGTCGTTCCCATTGATGTACTTGCCGTCTGACCACGCGACCGGCCACCATCCGGCATTCAGTTTCTTGCCGTCCGCGTCGACCTGTACCGTTGCTTCCCTGGCATAACCAACCATCACCCGCTCTTCTTCGGGTATGCCCCTACCGAGTTCTCGAAGAAACTCTTCGGCCATGGCTACCTGTTCACGCAAGTTCAATTTCTGGTCCCTTTCTAGTCTTTCGTCGACAAGTGGCGATCTTACGCTACCGCTTTTCGGTAAGCAATACATAGTTGTGAAAAATTCCCCAACTTTTACCGGTTGAAATCTCGACGGTTCTCGACTACTATCCATATGCCCGGTGTGCGCCGGGTCCGCTTGTTGCGGTGAACACCAAAAGAAAGGCTTAGAAATGTCAAATATGAGCGACGTGCCCGGCAAGACCTTTTCGTTCAACGAAGGCCAGCTAGAAGCAATCCGCCTGATAAAGAAGTGGTATAGCGATTACGTATTGGGGCGCACGACGAAGCAGTGTTTCTTCCTGAACGGCGACGCGGGCACGGGCAAGACGTCGGTCGCGAAGGCTGCTGCGATCGAGTGCATGGGTGGCGAGTCGATGCTGTACCGCGTCAAGTTCATTGCGCCGACGGGTAAGGCTGCGTCGCGGCTGCGTCAGAAAGGATGTGCGGGCGCCGGTACGCTTCACCAGTTCGTTTATCGCGTGCTGGGTGAAGACGAAGAGGGCGACCCGCAATTTATGGAGAAGGTGAAGCACGACGAGAATCCGTCGCTCGTGGTGTGTGATGAGATTTCGATGATCACCGCATACGACTTTGGTACTGTCAGGCGTCGCGGTATTCCCATCCTGCAACTGGGTGACCTGAAGCAGGTACCGCCGGTCAAGGGTACGCCGTGCGTGACGCATCAGGATGCCGATTACACCCTGACCGAGACCATGCGCCAGGTAGATGAAAACGGCCAGCCCAAGCCATTGTCGAACATTATCCGGGCTGCGATGTTTCTGAGCGAAGGCAAACAGTTGCCGTGTCGCGAGTATGACGACGTCCAGGTGCGCGCCGGTATGCCGCCAATCGCCGATCTTCTGGCGCACGTCGACGAGAACGCCCAAATCCTGTGTTCGTACAATTCGACTCGCGTCGGCATCAACACCGACATCAGGAAGGCGCTTGGATTTGACGGCCCCACGCCGCAAGTGGGAGAAAAGGTAATGTGCTGGTTTAATCAGCATGGCAAGAATTTCATGAATGGTGAGCAGGGGATCGTGCTGGGGTATCGTGAGCCCGACACGGAAGAGTGCGCCGAGGGCGACGCGCCGCAAATGCTAATGCTTACACTGCGCTCGCTCACCGACGGCCGTGAGCGTACGGTAAAGTTCAACCCCCTATCGTTCGACGCGGACGACGCGGTTGCCAAGGAAGCGCTCAAGGCGCCCGGTGGATTCCAGTTCGGGTATTGCTGCACGGCACACAAGGCCCAAGGTTCTGAGTGGGATCGCGTACTCGTGATCGAAGAGCGCATGGGTGATTACGCCAAGTTGGGCTACACAAAGGCTACACGGGCTGCGAAGAATCTTCGCTGGTATCGGCCATAGTCTGTACTGACGATTCTTGATCAACCCAGCACGGCCCGAAGTGTAGAACAGAACCCTCTTCGGGCCGCTATTCAAGGAATGAAAGTGTCGCTAAAATTTCTCAAGGTAAACCCGGAAACGGCAAACATTACCGCTGGCATCGCATTTATTTGTGCTGTGTTTGCGTTCTCGTTCGGCTGCTGGTACCTGGTGCTATTCAAGCTGTTGCCGTACCTGATTCATCACCTGTCGTTTAGCTGCGCGGCTAGAGTAAATCCTCTAGTTACTTTCTCGACGATTGTCGATAAGCTTCGTCAATAGAATCGACCCAACACAGAAAGGAATAGATCATGAAAAAGTTCACCCTCTCAGAAGTGCTAGTAATCGTTATGTTGTTCGCGGCTGTAATGGTCGTCGCGCGCCCGACACAGGCCCATACCGTTTGCGGACCCTACGCATGCCAGCCCGCGCCGGTGTTCGAGCCGCACGTTCTCGCCGATTATGAGCAGTCGGTCGAAGGGCATCGCCAGCGCATGACCCTGACCGATTTCGCGTGCAACGGGCGCGGTCGCGAAGCGGTGTTTGTCGACGGAAACCCCAACCATTTCATGCGCGGTTGCTGGTCGAATGGGCCACAGAACATGATCGAGATTGCATGGCCCAATGGCAACGTCGCTGAAATCCCGTATGGCGAACTGGTTAGCACGCCTTACGGTGAGAAGGTCGGTTTCTGAATGGACTTCCTTCACGTTCTCGCCTTTACCGCTGGCGTGTTGCTCGTAAGCAGGTTCACGGCCGCGCCCGTGTTCGTCGGTATCGTTCTACTGTGCTACGCGGGCGGGTTTATCTGATATGCGTCGACGCTACCGACCGCCGTCTGTGTTCGATTGCCTGTTGCTGGTTGGCGGCGTACTACTGATCATCGGCCATAACGTACTGATCGGCCTTGTGCTGATCCTGATTTCTATGCAGGAATTTTTCGAGGGAATTTAACCTATGTCGGTTATCGTTTTCATCGGCGGTTGCGTGCTCGTCTCGTGCGATCATCCCATCATGGGCGTACTGCTGATCCTGTGTGCGTTTGGAGTGTTCTCGTGAAAATTATCGCCACGATCCGCTATCACGCGGACAACGACCCGGACGAAACACCGTTCTCGAACCCTGTCGACGCGAATCGCCATGGTGATCGGCTGGCGATCGTCAAGAAAATTCGCGCGCATATGGCAAATGTTTGGGTCTTCGGCGCCGAGCAGCATGTTTACGAACTGACGAATAATGACTGGATCGAAATCGTCTCGATCGTGCAGCGAGAAACACCAACGTAACTCGACAAGTGTCGCTTTACACGTTACGCCGGATTAGTTTACAATTCGACCCAATGTAATCTATTGGGGTTGATCATGATCGACGAGCAAAAGGCGCGCAAGCTCGAAGCGCTCGAAGAAATTCGACGCATGCGTGAAGAGAACAGAAAGAAGGATGCCGAAGAACGTCGATCAAACCTGATCAAGAAAGCCAAAGAACGCGACCAGGCCATTCGTGACCGTCACGACCGAAACATAGAAGGTAACCGCCGTCGACGCGGAGCGATTGGCGTATTCTGGACTAGCAGGGGTATTACCAAGCTTCACCCTTACTCGACGCGGGCCATGATCGTGCGATGGATGCGCGAGCACCTTGCCGAAGGGCAATCGATCGATATCGACGAGCTTCACAAGAAGTGCTCGCCCTTCCTGTACGGCGCCAAGATTCGACAGCACCTGGTTCGCCTCGAAGAGTTCGGCCATATCGAGTACGTATTTAAAACGTAAGGAATCCTTATGAGAATCAAGACTCTCACGATTGCAGAAGCCAAGGTCGCTCGTGAGTCGTGGCGCCGTACGTTCGCCCTGTTTCCTGTCAGGGTTGCCGATGGGGAATGGCGCTGGCTTGAGTTCGTCGAGCGTAGAGAACTGTCGACGGTATCGAGATATGTAAGAACCTTTACGGTTCAGCATCGCGCGCCCGGCGCTGTCGATTTTTACCCGCCCTACCCTTGGCTCGTCGGAGACGGTCGTAACCGTATTTGCAATCAGGATTTTGAAGTTGAACAGCGCCGCTCCAACCGAGACCGACCTGAATTCCCCAAATCAGAAATCATAAAGGATCATCGTGCAAGCTAATGACCGACCGCTTTACATCTTCGATCTTGACGGGACATTGGCCCTGATCGATCACCGACGACCGCTTGTCGAGGCGCCGTATATTTTCGTCGGTGACGCCGCGAATACGCACTCGATCCATGACCCGAATCACCCGCGCAAGTACAAGACGATCGACGGGATGGTGTATCAGCAAGACCCCAATTTCAAGCCGGATTGGTCCGCGTTCTATGACGCGTGCCACCTGGACGTGCCGAACATGCCGGTCGTGCGCACATTCAACCAGCTTTACACGATCGGCGCCGAACTCATGATCTGGTCGGGTCGCGAGGATAGCGTTCAGGATAAGTCGATTCAATGGCTGTCGCGTGTCCTGAACATTCACGGCCATATGCTCGCGCAAATGCTCAGGATGCGCCCAACCGGCGACTACACGCCCGACGAGCAGCTTAAGCGCAAATGGCTCAACCAGCTTCAGCCGTCGCAGCGTCAACGCCTGACCGCCGTTTTCGACGATCGAGACAAGGTCGTAAAGATGTGGCGCGGCGAAGGCGTTACGTGCTTTCAGGTGGCGCCGGGAGAATTCTAGTCATAGCACGAAATAATATCGATCATCAATTTTAACATTACTACCAGGATAAATAATGTTCTCACTACTAATCACAACCCTTAACGCAACGACGACCAACGGCAATCGCAAGTCTCCGCCGCGCCTGATCCCGGTAGGCTCGCACACCACATCGTTTATGTCGGAAGAGTTACGAGAAGCAGCGATTACTGCGATCGACAAGTACAACGCCGATCGCTACAGCGAGGCTGTTGCGCATATCGTCGGCCATATCTCGTACATGTACGTGCGCCTGTAAATCGTCGCGAATCGTAACAATCAAGGAATCCTCATGAATCAACCAATCAAGCGCGAAATGTCCGGTCGTATCGTCGTGATTAACATCGACGGCTGTATCAGTGACGATCGCTGGCGCCGGGCTCGCGTACCGGAAGGTGCCAATCAACCCGAACACTTCGCGCACTATCACGCTGGCGCAAGCGACGATCCACCGTTGCATTTCGGTTCGGCCATTCTCATGAATCACATCGCTAACGGCGATTTCATCGTTTTCGCGACCGGTCGCTATGCGAAAGAGGCGGAATCGACCGCCGCATGGATTAGCCGGAATTTCCGTATCGAGCCGGTTACCGACTTTTCCATCCTCATGCGCGCCGACGAAGACCAACGCCCGGTCGTCGAAGTGAAGCGAGAGTTTGCCGCATACCTGAATAATTCGTTCTGCCAACAGAAGGGAATGAAAGTCGTCGCGGCATACGACAACCGTCGGGACGTTGTTGAAGTCTATCGCGAAGCCGGATTCGAATCGACCATCCTGAACGAGAACGGTGAGTTCGTCCCGTATGAAGGCGACGGCGACGACCAGAAGGCGTCGAGCGATCAACCGCTGGTTCCGACCGGCCTGCACGTACCATCGATTCAGACCGTTCGGAACGTACCGTTGCCTACCGAAATCAGAATAAACGACTTGGTGAACGTTTCAACAATGAACACGAGCGGCGCGGAGAACAGTGTTGCGCGCGACGGGTTCGAAAAGAATATTGCCGAACTCGTCGCGTCGATCGGTTCAATAGGCTCTCTCGGCGTCGCGCTCGACGCGGGCGTTATGAAGGATGTCGGGATTCCATCGGCGCTCCCACTCGCGGAAAAAGTCGACTATAGCAACCGGAAGCACTCGCACTATTTCAAGGACGTTCGACACCTTGATTACGTCGACGTCTACCGCGTACTGCAACTGTTCAACGTCACGGACAACGCAATCGGACACGCGATCAAGAAACTTCTTGTCGCCGGTTGTCGCGGCTCGAAGCCCAAAAACAGGGATATCTCCGAGGCAATCGACTCTTTGGAGCGCTGGCTCGAACTGAACGCCGAAGACTTTTTCAACCAGAACGCGACATAGTCGATCCTTGTCGAATTAGCTCGAAATGTTGTACACTGGCTGCTCCTCGTCTCGTAAAGACACTCAGGAGGAACAGCCAGAAAGACCGCTCAAGACAAATCCGCCCGGCCGTTTCTGGTTCGGCTCTGGTCTTCAGCCGTAACCCGTCGCACCGCACGAACATAGAAAGAGGATAGAAAGAATGACAGATAAAGCATGGTCTATCGATAGCGAAGAAGAGTTGCGCAATACTCAACTTCGTCTGCAGGAACTGAAGCGTCAGAAGGATATGTCGACGGCGCGGATTCACGACAAGATCGGAAAGTACATCGACAAGACCGTTGCGGGTCACGAACTGGATTTGAGAGGGGTCAATGACTTTCTGGTTGTCCATCGTTGGGAACTGATCAATATCCTGACCGAGGGCGAGTATGCGAAACTCTTGCAGTTTCGCGCCCTTTCATTGGAACAGACCGAGAATGACTGAACGTACACGTCGAGCGCTCGCGCGTCGCGATTTTTTCAAGGGATACACACCGAACAGGCCGTCGGCAATCGCCAATTCTTTCGGTGCACCGATTCATAAGCCGCTGTGCATCCGCAGCATGCGCCAGTATTATCGCGCCGTGAAGCTTCACAACGAGCGTGCTACTGCCGCGAGCCCGAACGGAGAAAACCTCCTTCACATGCTGCGCGGGCAATCGCCTCATGACCATTTGAAGGACATGTCGAGTAGCCGGATTGCTCGTGACGTTCGAGACGCAAAGCGCCGCATGAGGATCGATCATGCTGTTTAGCATCTTCGATACCGAAACGACAGGCCTCACTAAGCATCCCGAAGCGTCGATCGAAGATCAGCCGAAGATTATCGAGTTCGGCGGAATCATCACCGACGGCGTGAGCGTGCTCGAAGAGCTTGAGTTCAAATGTAATCCCGGGCAGGCGCTCGAAGCGGTGATTACGAAGATCACGGGATTGACCGACGCCGACCTAAAGGACAAGCCTCCGTTCGCGTCGTACGTCGAAGACCTTCGCAACTACTTCACGAAGACGCGCGGTCGGATCGCGCATAACCTTTCCTTCGACCGTGACATGCTGTACTACGATTGCGAGCGTGCCGGGCTGAAGCTATCCGACATCGGCTATTACGTTGACGCGCCCGGCGGATCGACAACGATCGAGATTTGTACCGTCGAGCAAAGCTTCTTCGAGTATGGCCGAAACATGAAGCTTCAGGAACTGATCGAAATCGTCAAGGGCGAATACGTTCAGAAGCACAGGGCGCTCGACGACGTTTTACAACTGTTCGACGTGGCGAAGTTTTTGGGTATCTTCGAGGTGTTCGCATAATGCAGGTTCTTTACATGACGGTGCAAAAGAAGCTTCCACTTACGCCGCGCGAGTGTTCGCAAATCTCCCGCGACTGTAACGTTCAAATCGTCGCGCTCGAATCGCTGTCGACAGGCTTTTTCTATTCGGTCGAGTTTATGGAAGGATCGAACAACGAAAACGTGTCGACCGTCCTTTGTCAGGTGGCTGATCCCGTATGAGTATGCAATATCTAAATGGCGGGTTCGAAGTGCTCGTTATCATGGCGCTTTTGCCGGACGGAAAAATTGCAGTGTGCGACGTTGATCGTGCGGGCGATGATCCGCTTGTTTCTATGGATGGCGCGCGACGTTTCGAGGTTGCAATCCAGTTTCCGCAGAAAGAAATCACGCGAGTAGAGGCAAAATGATCCAGTTCCCCCAATTGCGGGTCCGTACCGGCTTCAGCTTCAAGAAGGCATACGGACACCTTGACGACGTCACGGAACGCCTTCAGGCGATCAATACGGGGTCCGCCGGTATCGTCGACGCGGGCACATGGGGCCATGTGAAGTACGAAGATGCCATGAAGAAAGCGGGTATCACGCCGATGTTCGGCGCCGAACTCCCGGTGATCACTGAAGGTTCCGACTTCAAGCCGCGCGCCTGGGTACTCGCGAAGGATACGCGTAAGCTGTACAACATCACGTCGCGAGCCGAACGCAACGGCGGTGTATCTGCTGTCGAACTGGCGCATTCGCGAGAAGGGCTAATCAGGTTTATGGGCGGCGCAATCCACGCACCGCACGGCGCCTTCGATTACGTCGATATCAACCCTGCGTCGATCACGCATGCGCTCAAGGCGGTTCGCTACGCGCGGCGTTTCAACATGCCAATGGTGCTTACATCGTACAACGACATGCCCGACTACAGGCATGAGTCGGACGCGTACGCATGGGAGGTTCGACAGTCTGTCGGGCCGCGCATCATTTCGGATGTCGGCGCGCTGCATGAATACCTGGTTGAGGATGCCGGTATCATGACGAACGCGGAATTTACCGACGCCGTCTATAGCACACATGCGATCGCCGATCAATTGAAAGACGTCAAGCTTCAGAAGGCACCACTGATCGAACTCGAAGGCGATATGGTCGCAGAAGCGCGCGAGGGCATGCGAGAACGCCTGGCGCTGGGGCACATCAAGGAATGGACACCTGAATATGAAGCGCGCTTCAATAGCGAAATTGAAATTATCAAGGCGAAAGCGTTTGACTCTTACTTTCTGTGCGTGGCGGACCTTATCCGCTTCGCAAAAAAGAAGATGCTCGTTGGCCCGGCGCGCGGCTCGTCGGCCGGTTCACTCATTTGCTATCTACTTAGAATTACTGAAGTTGATCCGATCAAATATGGCCTTCTCTTCTATCGGTTCATTGACATCAGTCGTTCAGACTTCCCGGATATCGACATCGACTTCGCCGACACTAAACGTTACATGGTGTTTGACTACCTGAAGGAAAAGTACGGTGAACAAAACGTATCTAAGCTTGGAAACGTCAGTTTCCTTAAAGGACTGTCGACGCTTGAAAAAGTCCGTCAAAAGTTTGCGCTCCCGTTTAGTGCGACGGACCAGGTTAAAGCCTCGCTTGTTGATTACCCTGAAGGCGACCCGCGCTATGGTTTCGCTGTACAGGACACCATTAATCAGACAGAAGCGGGGCGCGAGTTTGGTCGACGCTTTGAATCGGCCGCCGCTTGCGCGAGTGCTATCGAAGTCCATCCGTCGCATAGCAGCGTACACGCGGCTGGGATCATCGTGTGTAACGACCCAATTAGCGACTATGCGACCGTCACGGCGGACGGCATTGCGCAAGTCGATAAACGCGATGCTGAAAAGCTTAACCTGCTCAAAATTGATGCGCTGGGCCTTCGGACCCTTGGCGTGATCGACGACGCCAATTGCGTTACGCACGACGAACTGTATGCGCTTGAACCTGTCGATCCGGCCTGTTTCAAGATGCTGGACGACGATAAGGTCGGCGGTCTGTTTCAGTTCGAGGGCGACGCGGTGCGCTCGATCACGCGCCAAATGACGATTGACCGTTTCGACCAGATTGATCACATCACATCACTGGCGCGACCCGGCCCGATGTCGTCTGGTATGGCGAACGCCTATATCAGGAGGGCGAACGGAAAGGAGTCCGTAACATACGACATTCCGCAGCTTCGACCCATTCTGGAATCGACGCACGGCGTTATCGTGTATCAGGAACAGATTATGTCGATCGTGAAGGACGTCGCCGGGTTCGACTGGGAACAGACATCCTCGATCCGCCGTGCGATGGGCAAGAAGATGGGCGAAGAGTACTTTAATAAAAAACTCGAAGAGTTCGTCGATGGATGTGCCAAAACGTCAGGTGTTGCGCGCGACGACGCGACGAAGATATGGCAACAAATGCGCACGTTCGGCGCGTACGGCTTCAACCGGTCCCACAGCGTGAGTTACGGTCTTGTCACGTACTGGACGCTGTACATGAAGGTGTATCACCGTCTGGATTATGCAGCGGCTTCCTTGCGCGCCGCCAAGGACGACGAACAGGTATATGCAATCCTTCGAGAACTCGCCGCAGAAGGGGTTCCGTACACACCGATGGACCCTGACTATTCGGAAACTAACTGGATGGTCGCAGCGGGCCGTCTAGTGGGCGGCATACAAAACGCCAAGGGATACGGCCCGGTTACCGCGCTGAAGTATATCGAGAAGCGTCGACTAGGAATGATCACAGAGAAAGATCGGGCCAAGCTGGCGAAAGCAGAAGTCAAGTTCTCCGATATCGCAGAAGCACGGACGCGATGGGGCTGGGCCTATGATGACCCGACGGCGATCGGCGTCACGAGCGGAAACCCCATCGTCACAATTAAAGAGGTTCGCGAGCGCGACGACTGTCTTATAATCGTCAAGCTTCGAAAGAAATCACTTGAAGACGAGAACGACCCTGTTCGACAGAAGCGTCGCGTCGAAAATGGAAAGGCCGAAAAGTATCGAGGGGCGTCGCAATTTCTAGACATGCACTGTGTCGATGATAGCGTTGACTCCCCTGTAAAGGTTCGTTTGCGCCCGAAAGAATTTATGACGCACGGCGCATCGATCGCAAAGAACGATCCGGTAGGCGCATGGTACCTCGTAAAAGCATGGCGTATCGGCAGTGTCTTCATTGTTAAAAACATCATTCGCATCGACGATAAGGACTGGACCCAGTGAAGCTATCAGAACTCATGCGAGACCAGAATCGCGTAATCAAAAATGCCATTCCGGAAGCGCTCAAAACGGTACGCGGCGCTATGGCGATGGCGCTCGACTCGCCAGTCCCAGAATTTGTCGAAATGGGTCGAGAACTGGCGAGCAAAGAAGCGGTTTTTATGGCGATGGGCGCTTTCCAGTGTTACTTCGACATGATGGAACTGGTAATAAAGATCATCGATGCGGCGGAGCGGTCGCAGGAGGGTCAAGGTAATGGGTAACAAACAGCGCGAGTCCGCCGCGTGGAGTAATTTCTCCGACTCTATCGATAGGGGTCGACTTCTGACGCATCGCGTCGAGAACATGGAAGGCAACGGCACGCCCGACGTTATCATGAAAAATAGCTACGGGACCGTTATATGGTGCGAGAACAAGGCGCTCGAAGTATGGCCTAAGCGCCCTACTACCTGCCCCCTAAAAAATTCGTTCGAGCGCGGTCAACTAGGCTGGATGCGTGAATGGAAATTTAAAAACGGTCACGCGTTCTGCCTGCTGCGCGTCGAAGATAAGGAGTTCTATCTGCTCGATCCGGCATGGCGCATTGAAAATAAGACGCGCGCCGAACTGCTAATTCTGGCGAAAGCGACCGGCAAGACACAGATTATCGAATTCCTGTACGAGCTACGGAACAATGGACTATGAAAACCAAAGGAATGAAACACCAGTTGCGCGGTCTCGACGCGAGCGAAGGCAAGCGAAACTTCGCTTTCTTTATGGAGCAGGGAACGGGAAAGACATGGGTAACGCTGGCCGACGGCGAACGATGCTTCGTCGGTAACAAGATCGATGCTGTCGTTGTGTTCGCCCCTAAAGGCGTTCACTCGAACTGGGTTCTGCGTGAGATTCCTAAACACCTTGGTGTTGCGAGCGTTTCTTTCGCATGGAATGGGCCTGTCAAGACGAAAAAACAGAAAGAGGGTCTCGCCCGCCTGTACACGTCGGAAAGTCGCTTTACCGAGCCAACCCTTCGAATCCTGTCGATCAATTTCGAGGCGATGCTGCGACCTGAAGCGATCGAGGTTGTCCGGGAATTTATGAACAGCTTCCGCGTAATGGCTGTTGTCGACGAATCGAAGAAAATCGGCAATCCAAAGGCGAAGCGGACCGTCAACATCATTAATGCCGGGCGCGCGGCAACCGCTCGACGAATCCTGTCGGGTAAGCCCCTTACCAAGGCGCCGATGGACCTTTTTTCTCAGTTCGATTTTCTGAAAGAGGGGTTACTTGGCACTACTTCGTATCGGGCGTTCGTGAGCGAATACGCCGTTCTGCTCGACCCCCAGTCGCCCCAAATGCAGGGTTTGATTCGCAAGATGGGTCCGAAAGCAGCGTTCGCACAGGTCGTCGCGACGGAGAAGGTCGTCGACGAGGAAACCGGCGCTACGGTCGAACGCAAGCAATACAAAAACCTCGACAAGCTCGCGGCGATGATTGCGCCGCATGTATTTCGCGTACGCAAGTCTGAGTGTCTGGACCTTCCGCCAAAGGTTTACAAGAAGGTTTATTTCGACATGACCGACGCGCAGCAGGCCGTCTATGACGAACTGAAAAACGAACTGGCATACGCGAGCCAACAGGAGGGTCCGCAGTCGTTCGTTGCAATCGCCGCGCGCGCCAAGATGCAACAGTGTACCAGCGGCTATATCAACGTCAACGGTAAGCCCGAGATCATGGCGCCTGAAGACAATCCGCGCATGCGAGAGTATCTGGACGTCGTCGATGATATCCCCGAAGACAAATCGTTCATTACGTGGGCGATCGGGCGCGAAGAGATTCGACAGATTTGCGTCGCGCTCGAAGCAGAGGGGATATCGTATGTTGAGTATCACGGCGGCGTAAGCGACGAAGATCGGGAAATTGCAATCGATGATTTCCAGAATGGTCGGGTCCGCGCGTTCGTCTGCAACAAGGCCGCGTATGCAGGGCTTACCCTGACGCGTGCAACGTACTCGCTTTACTACTCGTGTGATTTCGACAACGACGTGCGCGGTCAATCCGAGGATCGCTGTCACCGTATCGGCACGACCGAAAGCGTGCTGTACGTTGACTTCATCGCTCGCGGAACGATCAATGAAGATGTTGCCGCGAGCCTGGCGTTCAAGGATCACATCGCCGATATCGTGATCGACAATGATCGAAAAGAGGTTGCGACATTCGTCGAGAATGGGTAAAGTGAGGGCTCTCACCGAAAGGTTGTCGTCGCGTTCATCTAGCGGTTAGGATCACAGGGTTTCATCCTGTTAACACGAGTTCGAATCTCGTACGCGACTCCAAAGAGCCCTTAAGAGAATTTATAGAAAGGATCAGAAATGTATGAATGAACCCCGCGTTTTCGTACCGCAAGTCGTCGAGCGTTACAACAATGACAAGGGTCGATTCGAGCCTGTCTTTGACCTTTCGACGGCAACGGTTTTCGGCACGCTAACCCCGATCCTGAATCCGACCGACAACCCGATTTACCTCGCGCGCTTAACGAGTCGTATCCGCGATGGACTGAAAGACT